ACAGTGTGAGCATTTATCTTTTTTAGGATCTGTGGTCGGCTTGTCGTATTCGTCCGCCACCGGTCCGCCCGTGTAACCGCACTGAGAAGATCTATATTGCCAAATACAAGTATCAGATGTAATCATCAATAGAGGAATTCGTGCTCCGTCAGTCTCAATCGGCAATGCCAGCTCGAATGTTGCCGTAACATCATCAAGAGATTTTAACTGTTCGATAACATACAAACTCACCGCTTCCTGCATCGGGTCGGCGTTTGGGTTACCTCCGTCAAAATTTACCGAGTCTAAAAACTTCGCGTAAACTTGACGTCGTACGACTTTACCGCCAATCCCCTGCCCAAAATCCGCAACAATACCCGTTACCAACCCATAAAGATTGGATAGCGTAAGTGTAGGACGATTACTTGGCCCACTGCTTGATAACTCAAAGCCCTCAGCATTTATTGGGTATGCGGCGTATTCATTACCTTGCCAGATAAGGTTTTTGCCCCCCTGCGTTAATCCGTTATGAAAACGGTATATTTCGCCTTTTTTATCGGGCGAGCTATTAGATGGGATTTTACTTAAATCAATTTCCCATAATTCAATCAGTGCGCCTTGCTCGAGTTTAGATAATTCCGACAACATTTTATTCGGGGTATCTTTTGGCATTACATCACCTCTTCAAAAGTGCAGCTAATTTCGGTGTATTTTTTATCTACAGTTTTAGACCATTTCTGGCAAACTGCTTTAATTAACGCTCCGTCCTCGTACTCTTTAAACAAAAACGGAGTTACCCCGCCATGCTCCACAAAAAAGCGGTCTAATTCGACCGCATTTTTATGATTGAGCTTGTAAGTCAGGCTAAATTTACGCAATAGCGGATTCAGCCCGTCAACCATCCGCTGTTCGTAGCCGTCGCCGAATTTATTGACTTTCCGGCGCGGCTCGCTTTCAACTGTGTACCCGGGTTTCGGGCAAAAATTAATTTTTCTCAATGCCACAATTTACCTCTAATTCAAAAGCCCGCCATCGCGTCCGCGTTGCTTGCGCATTACTTCCAGCACTTTTACCGTGATTGCGTCGGATAACGCTTTACTTTGCGCGATCTGTTGCTCTACCGTTACATCCTCTTTGCCATCTTTAGCAATATTGATTGTGATACTGATCTCATTATGATCGCCCTCACCGCCATTGCTGCTAATTCCGGGATAACTCGGCGAGCCACCGCCGCCAACACGCCCACCGTTAGCGAATCTCGGCAATCGGCGTTGATTTAACGCATTCATAAACGCCAGCCCGTAGTGATCCACGGTGCTGGAGGTCATCACAAACTCGTTATTGGATAACCAAGCAGGGATTGAGTCGCTTGTACCCGTTCCCGGTCCTTGTACATGTCCGCCGGTAGCAAACGCCGCAACGCTGGTAATTTGTGAGATTAAGTTAACCCCGGCACTCGCCACGGCTGCCATGTTCGCAAATTTTTGCGCAGGTGTAAGTGCAGACGGATCAGCCATTGCTTGCGCTATGGCTTGAGACAGTTTTACCGTTGCTTCGGCAATCGCAAACGCCTTTGAGATAGCAAACATCGCTTTATACGCGGCGGATTGTTTGCCGGCGGATTGTTCCACCATCGATGCCAGCCCATCAAACGCACTTCCGAGGTCGTTTAGCCCAGTAGCATAGTTCGCTATATCAAGCTGAAATTCATCGTTTTTGTACTTGTCGATGATTTCTTGCCGGCGTTGCTGAAACTCTTCTTCGGTAATGAGTTTTTGCTCATTAAAGGCTTGGAGTTGCGCTAATTCCTGCGTTTGTTTGTTTTTAAGCTCTTGTGTCGGATCGTAAATCGCCCGCACTTGATCTTGAGAGCTTACGGCGTTTTGTGATACTTGCTGCGCGTACTCAAATTTTGCTTTGAGTTGCGCATTGTCAATTTCGCCTTTTGTCAGTTGCCCTGCGGCGTAAAGCTCTTGGATTGCTGCCAGCTCGTCTTTTAGTTCAGACTTTAACAGCTTATTCGGCGCGTATTTGCCGGATAATTCCAATCGTTGTTTTTCAAAACGTTCGGTAATAGCGGTTTTTGCGATCTCGTACTCTTGATGAGATACTACGCCTTTTTTCAGATGTTCGTTTAAGCGGCGCATCATCTGATCTTGCTCGAGATTAATCTCATTCAGCGATGATGTGCTTTTTTTACGGATCTCGTCGTAAAAATTCAGCCAGCTATCGCGGGCCCGCTCGCTCTTCCCGCCACTGCCTTTTGTTTTTTTAGACCCCAACGCATTGTAAAAAGAGTCGGCCACGGCGGAAAAATCCGTGCTATTAGGATCAAACCCACTATTAATAGCCTGATCTTCCGCCTCCAGTCGACGTTTCTTTTTCGGGTCTTTTTCTCGATTAATCGCAATTTGGCGATTATTACGATCAATAATCTTTTGCGCTTTATCGCTCAATGCGTTTTTAACAGATAACCCTAGAGCATCAAAGTTGCTAGCTACGATAAGCGCCATTGCCCCCATACGCTGTACAGCGCTTGATATGCTATTAGCACCACTTTCTGCATTAGGGACTAAACGGTTAAAATCCTCAACAGATAGCCCTAATTTATCAATATTAATTTTTGATAAATCAACTGTTGGCAATAACTCTTTTAGTTTGGTGTTAAATTCGGCGATAGATTTTCCAGAATCAATTGTGAGTAAATCGCGTTCTGATTTTTCAAGCTTCTCATTCGCTTCCGCTAACTCACCTTTTTTGATCGACAAGTCTCCAATTAACTTTTTGTATCTCTCGATTGCGTGTTGATTATTTTGCAATCCCTGTGAGTTCATTCCATCAATTTGGATTTTAACTTGTTGTTCGAGCTTGTTTGTTTCTGCTTTCAGCTCTGTAATAACAGCTTTTTGTGTCTCAATAGATCGCTCAAGTTTGGTGCGCATTGATGACAGCATATCTGCCGTAACGGTGCGTAATGAGTCGCTTGTAATATCCAACGAATCAGCAAAGGCTAAAGATTCCTGTTTTGCCTGCTCCGTTTTTTGGCGATATTCAATCAGAGCGCCAGCAGCAGCGGTTAGTCCGATTGTTACTAATCCAATCGGACCGCCGACGAAACCAAGAGCATTGCTAAACAATCTTCCACCAGCGGTAGCACGTTTTGTTACAAGATCAAGATTGCGCCGCGCGTTAGATTCAGCCATGATTGCTGCCGTCAATTTTCGGGATTGCACTTCGGCTTGTTGTTGGATTGCTAACAGTTCCGATTCAGTGCGTGCGTGGGCGAGTTTGATTTGGATTAAACTCATTTCCGCCTGAGCTTGTTCACGTAGCGCAGCAGTTTTTACGCTTTCTGCACGAGCGACATTAATTGCCAATGCGGCTTGTTCGTTACCGGCAGCAATAAATGCGCGTAACTTATTTACGCTCAAGACGGCAGCAAATCCACCAAGCGCACTTGTCGCAACGGTTAAATGATCCGCCATGCCGCTGATTACCGTAGCAAATCCCTGACTGGCGCCGCTTGCTTGATCTAACTCACCAATCCATTTTGTAGTAGATGTACGTAGGTTTTCGAACGCCATCCCAATTGTAACGACACGTGTATTAAATTGCTCATCAACACTGTCTTTTACACGCTCAAGAGCAGGGATAATAACATCCGTTGTGAGCTTACCGGCATTAGCCATGTTACGTAGCTCACCAACTGATACACCAAGTCCTTTAGCCATTGCTTGAGCAAGACCTGGCGTTTGTTCCATCACTGAGTTAAATTCCTGCCCACGGAAAACGCCACTTGCCAAGGATTGTCCAAACTGCATTAAGGCCGCTTGTGCTGATGCCGCACTTGCACCGGAGATAGCAACAGCTTTAGAGACAGTCTCCGTTAGACTAGCAACACGAGCTTGACTTATTCCCAATGCTTGTGCATTTTGCGCAAAACGTTGATAAATGCTTGATGTTGCCTCTAAGCTTTGGTTAGTTTTTAATGAGATGTCAAAGAGTGACTGTAACCCGCGCTGACTGCTAAATGATGCACTTTCCACCAACGCTAACTTGTTTTTTACCTCGGTGTACCCGTCTGCATAATTCTTTAGCGTACCAAGGCCAACACCTGCAATAGAAAAATTAAACAATCTAGTATTAATTTTTTCTAACGAATTTGCGGCATTTTCGATGTTTTTCAAATATTGGGTTGTGCGAATTGAAAAACTTTTAGCGCGAGCCTCTGCGACATTTAATCCGTTTCTAAATTTTGCATCGTCAACGCCTAGGCGGACTAATAAATCAGATACCGTAGATGCCATTTTGTAAATTTATCCCATAAAAAAAGCCCGCCGAAAGGCGAGCTTTGTTGAACTGAATCGGGTTAATATGTATTACCGAGTAACTTATCCCATTTTTGCTGTTTTGTCAGCTTGCTATCAAACGCAATCCGCAAACACCAAGCGATAAGCGCAACCATGACAGCAGAAAATACATAAATGCCCCACGGCGTAGTAAGTAAAAATACAGGGGGCAAGCATACCACCAAAAATAATACTATTTTTGCGATAAATGCAATAAATCTTGCCAGCATAATTACACCCCTTATTAATATTTAACTTTTATTGGATAATAATTAATGATTGCCGTTATGTCAATTTCTAGTCGGTTATCGATTTGCTAAATAAGCCGCCGAACCGTCATCGTCGTCATTTTTATTCGTTTGATCTCTAAAAAACGGCATAAAATCTGATAATTCGGGTTCTTTCCCTTTTGGATCTCGGTTTATCATTGCGAGCAAGTGCGATATTTGGGCAGTTCTGTAATCTTCACGCCAAATGCCAAAAGGCTGCTCTTGGTAAAATAACTGATATTCCCTAAAGTGGCTTTCCGGCATTTGCTCAATTTCTTCCAGCGTTTTCCCCAACGAAAGCGATAAGTTTATTTGGAGCTTTCGTCGGTCGCTAAGTTTTTTGGGAGTAAATCCATCACTGCGATATTTAACGCCTCATACAATCCTTTATCCAGGGAGCGTAAAGCTGCTAAGTCGTCTTGGTTGTTAGGGTCAAATAAGTTTTTTCCATCTGCATCACACAAACGAATAGCCAGCACACGGGATAATCGGTCAGGGTCATGTACCTTGGTGAGCTGTTTTGTTAATTCTTCTTCATCGTCATAGTTGAGCTCAATCCCTTGCTTTTCAGCAAGTTTCAACAACTCATTGTGTTGGCCATATAATGCTTGATTCATTTCGCCAACATTAAATTCTCGGAAAAAGTAGGTTACACCGTTGTAGTCAAACGGATGTACTTTAGGTTTGTTTTTTAATAATTCTTCACGCAAGCTCATTTTTAAAATCCTTTGATTGATGGAAAAAGACCGCACTTTAAAAGTGCGGTCGTATGGATTAAGCGTTTACAGGTAATAAGTAATCGCGTTTCGCTTTTTTGATGGTTACACCGGAATCAAATTTGCCTTTAACCTCACCGCTGAAATTTGGTGAAGTTTGAATAAACCCGGTACCGTAAAGCGAGCCTTGATTATCTTTCATCACCATCATCCAAGGGAAAGTTTCTTTGGCGTAGAATTTCTTACGCAAATCTTGTTGCATTGGTGTTGCCGGAGCATAGAAGAAAGTCAGTTTGATTGAGCCGTACTCAATTTCTCCAGCCTCAGTCTCTGTCCCCTCGGAGCACATTGTTGTAATGTCCTCCTCTCCCAGGGTGTCTCCATCACCTTCAATTTGCTTAATAGCGCAGAAATTAGATGACCATTTGACGACCGCTACTTTTGCTGATGAAAAATCCGTTGGTGCATCTTGGCCACTCCAATCAACTTCATCAGCAAGAATGATTTTATCTGTTGCAATAGATTTAACAGGATAGAAACCATCTAATG